TAATAGTAACCTCTCCATCTGAAACTCCTCCTGCTTTTCTTGGCTTATTTGTAGCATGAATGTCTATTACAGGAGGTACTGTATCTGTAGATCTAACAGCAGGATAAACTGTATCTGCCACAAACGTCGTGAAATCCTCTTCAATAGCACTAAATTTTTCATCATAGTGTTCAACCGCTGATATATTGTGTTCATTTTTTGTAGACTCACTTAGAGATAAAATTTTATATTGTTTAGCAGATCCTTCTACAGTAGCATCATCTCCTGAAGTTTCAGTAAGCACCCAAATAGTTTCAGCGGCTGGTACAGCTGAAAAAGCCTGAGTAACTGTTATAGTACTAGTATTAGTTCCTACTAAAGATTGTGTTACTGGCTTGGTTTCTGCTCGATGAGTGTCTGACCACGAAAGCAATAAAGCATCTGTGCTTGTAGCTGAAGCTTTTGCATTTTGTGCTTTATCTTCAGTATCAATATTTTGAAGAGTATAAGTGCCGTTTCCACTACTTCCTCCATCTCCGTCTCCATCTATAAATGCTTGAGTTACTAAATCACCTTTTTTATAGTCTACGCCATTAATTGTTACATCTGAAGTTGCAAAAGCTGCTGGCTCTTCAAATAAAACACTTAAAGTATAATTACTTCCTGAAATTAGAGATACAGAACTATCTAAAGGTATAGAAGTAGTTGTTCTTGTAGTACCAGAATTAGAAATTCTTCCTCCGTATCTTCTAGAGTGCCTATCAGAGTCTTGTATATTTATAATGTCTCCGGGAAGTAAAAACGAAGCGTTTAAAGAAGTAGAAAATGAAACAACTTCACGTTGATTTGCTGCAGTCCATAACTTCCACCTACCATAACGCATGGCTTGACCTTCTGTTATGGCTCCCATAGCTACTGCACTTTGACTTATTATTTTTCCTGTATCTGCAATATTTTTTCTATCTTCTACAATTAAAGGTTCCGGTTTATAGTTTGCATCAGGGTTTGTCCAAGTAACAATTACTTGATTTATTCTAGTCTTGCTTCCTGTACTTTCATAAGAAAATTGTCCGTTCAATACATTAGCCTTAGTAAATGTATAAACGGGACCGCTTGGAGCATCCATTATTGGAGAAACTTGCCCATCAAAGTAATAAACCATAGATCTAAATATAGTAGCGATATCTTTCAATACTTTATAAGCATCTGCTCTTTTAGTAAGATATAAGTTAGCAGTAAATCTAGGCTCTTGTCCTCCTTTACCATCTGGCACTAACTCATCGCAATATCTTGCAATTCTATAGAGCATATACTTATCTATATCTTGAGTATTTAGAAAATCTCCTAAGCCATATCTATCATTAGTAAGTATATCATAAAATACCCATGCAGGATTATTTGTATAAACAGGAAATTTTCTAAACGCTCCGTCCCAGTCTTGGTAAGTGCTGGTTACAGCTCCTGAGGATATATCTCTTGTATAAGTTGAAACTCCTCCATTTTCTTCTCTTGTTACATAATTAGATGGTACTTGTACTTTTAAACCTCTTGCGTGATAACCCCTTGTAGGAAGAGAAGTAAATTGTGCTGTAGAAAAAGAAACCTTTGCCATAGCAGAATAAGGATGAGTTAGTCTATCTTTAATAACACAGGTTGTATTTGTTAGAGAACTTTGGGTTACATTTTGCCAATCATGAAAAGTTTGAGCCACACCATCTACTAGTTTCTTATATCCAGGACCGGTATGATTAGTTATTCTTTCTACTTGTACTTTAAAATCTATAAAAGGTCTATACTGATCTAAATCTATTACCTGTACAAAAGTAACACTGTTTTGAAAATTACCTGCATGAGTTTTTGGATTTTCTAAGAAAACATAACTTCCAAAATCTGACTCTCCGGGTTTTTTAATAGCTATACTAAACTTATACTGTGCATAAGAATGTTTATTATTTCCTTCTCCACTAACTGCATACAAACCGCCCGCATATCCTATAGTAAAACGAGCTTCATCAACTTCTTGTAGTTGAGAGGCGGTTAAATTAAAACCACTACTAGAGCTACCTATTAAGACTTTTGCTGCTTGACTTCCGCTTCCGTATCCTGTTGTTTGTTCAAGAGTACCGCCCGCACTAGGAGTATTACTTATAGAGGTGGAACCAAACTCTCCTTGACCTCTAAAAGGTACTTGACTATGAGAACCTATTCTAAACTGTGTAGTTACTCCCTCATAGTTTGCTACTTCTGTTTGTTTTATTTCGTCAGAATTTGTTACTATTGCTCCCGAGGCATCATATTTAAAAGAACCCGTAGAACCTGTCCAAGCAGAGGATAAAGTTAAAGTAGCTCCTGATATACTTGCAATTTTTACGATTCTGTCTACTTCGAGTAAGTAGTCTCCTTCTGGTATCCACAATCCTGCAGGGGCAAAAGCACCTGGTACAAACGTACAAACTGATGCGCTAGTATGTTTTGTTATGTATCCTTCACCGTGCCCTTCGTTTGTTTCTCCATGTGAGTCTGTAACTGCTACTAATCTTGCAGGAACAAAAGTATCGTAAGCCGAGGAAGAAGAAACCATCGTAGTAGTAAAAAAAGAACTATTAGAAGCTGTTGTTAAAGTACAAGAAATATTACCGTTAGTAGGACTTGCTGCACCATTACTAGCTGTTACTGATACAGATCCATATCCTTTTCTAACTATTAAGTATTTATCTCCATTTTCGGCTTGTATAATAGGATTACTTCCCCCATCAACAATAGTTGCAGTAGTAGAATTATTTGTAAGAGAAACACTTGCTTTAGTTTGACTATGAAATGTAGAGGATTGAGATAAAGGAACAGCTCTATCATCATTTAAAAATATAGAAGCTTGTCCATCTATAAGACCATGTATAGGGCCTTCAGAAATTAAATCCGTTACCTGAATTATTTGTCTATCAGAAGCCCCTCTATTATCTAAAAATAGATTTTTTTGATTTAAGTTATCTGTTATTTTTGCCGGCATAATTATTCCTTAAGGTTCCTTGATAGTAGCTTGTTCTGCTACTTCTTCTGAGCCCACTGCATTTTCACTTCCATCAGAGCCCACAACAACATTATTTGTTATTGGTACTCCCCCTTGAATTATATCTATAGCTACAGGTCGCCCAGGTACTCTTAATTCTCCATACAGTACTGGAATTGGGTCTCCTTCTACTTGATTATTTGGCTGTCCTGTAAATAAGTAATTTGTTGGACTATCTTGATCTACTGCTGGATCGGGAGCCATCATTTGCTGTATACCTGCAAGCGCAAGATTTATAGCAAGTAATCCTACTGCTTTTCCTCCTATAGTTGCCATAGCCGCAGCCATTTGTAGTCCTCCTGCAGTAGTTGCTCCTGATGCAGTAGTTAATGCTCCTATTTGACCTGCTGTCATCCCTCCTATTGCATGGGCCCCTATCATCGGAAGAGCAAAAAATACAAGAAAAGCAGCTGCTATAATTTTACCTACTCCTGACTTAGATCCTGCTGGAGCAATAGCAATAGTTATATCTCCTTTTTCTAAAGGTAGTAGTAAATCTTCTTGAGCAATTTGTGCTCCTGCAGTTTCTATAATAAATCCTACATCTTCTTGATGACACTCTCGTATATAAGGTAGAAAATCAGGACGATTTGCGCTTATACATCTAAAAATATCTCTATAGTTATCTGTATTTACGATAAACTTATTACCAAAACGCTCTCCCAAAGCTCCTTGTAAGTAAACACTATGTTGCATATCTATAAACTCCAGTTATATATTTTTTCCAAAAAGGATATAAATTTTCTCGGCATGATAGCCTATTCTCTGCATGATGGTAAAATAAGTCTTCTCCAAGATAAACTCCACAATGATTACCTACATTTGCTCGTATTGTAAAAATAAGTAAGTCACCTTTCTGCATATTTCCTTCGACTCTTTTAAAACCCCAAGTAGCTATGTAGTCGTCAGTAAAATAATCTAAATCTTTCTCCCACCAATCATCTTCGAAAAGAGGCCGAGAAGGTATACTTAAACCTTGTGCAATATAATAATCTCTTGCTGCTGAAAAACAATCATTTAATCCAAACTCATAGTTTCTACCGTATAATCCGGGAACAGACAAACCTTTAGGTTGTAATATATTTAACTCCATATCGGGATAGCTAAATATATAATACGGTATTTCAGTAGCATTACAGTATTTAATATCTGTATCAGAAGCCTTATTGGTTGCATCTGGATGACTGTGTACTACTGCTACTATATCTCCTCGATGTGAAATATCAATATATTGTTTCGAAGAAATTATAAAATCATCTTCTTCTGTGGCTACGTTGTCACAGGGAAACCATTTTAAGTCTCCTTTTATTACTGCCAATATACCGCAACCTTCTCTTGGATACCACTCTTCAAAATGCTTTTGCATTTCATCTAAATATTCTATCATATTAAAACTTCATTGTTCCAGGGAATGATCCGAAAGGTAATCTTGCGGCTGTATTTTTATCTGCTTTAGGAGCTTCATTGTTTGCTGAATTTGCAACAGGAATAAAGCCAAATCTACATTTACAAGACTGAAGAAGTTTTCCACAAGAGTCTTCTCTTGTCCAATAAACACTCTTTTTCTCAGGAAATATAGTGGCAGAAGAAGTATGTGCTTGTATACATTTCCAAATTGTTTTTTGACCTGTAGAGCCATGTCTTACCAAATCCCCTCTAGCATAAGTATTACCACTTGCCCATTCTGTCCATATAAATACTTCTTTCCAAAATATTGAACTGGTTGAAGGAGTTTGGTTCGTATGAGCAATTAAACACTGCCAGTTTTTTCCTCCTGAAGTAACATAACTCGAAGTAGTATAAGCTGTTGAAGAACTGTGTGCAATACTGCCACTTGGAAGAGCACTCAATAAAGGTGAATCGTCTATATTAAAATAAGCATTATGAGTATAGTCTCCGTATGCAATAGACCCGTCTGCTTTCCAACTACAGCCTCCTTGTTGATACTTCCAACTGCAATACTTTCCTACAACTACTCTTCTTGGTAGTTGTATATTTTCTAAATCAAAGGGCGCAGCTACTTCAAATGTTATTGAGATATTTGTCTCAGAGGCTATTCGATC